GTTTAAACCATTCTGGTATATGAGTTTCATCTGTAGGATAGCCTACCGAAGTATAACCCAATGGGTTGTTACGAAGTTTACAAACAATAGTTTTCATACCATCCACGATACTCATTGAGTAATTGTCGTTGTGTAACCTTTTCAATGTATTCCAATTCATTGCAGCCCTAACATGTCCTGGCATATTTGCACGTCCGGCCTTCTTTTCTTTTTCTGTGTAAAGAGTGAGATTGTTTACTCTTTTAGGTGTACCTTTCTCCCAGGGCGGTCGTTTTTGAAATAGTTCTTTGAATTCTAATACTTGTTTATAAACATGATCTCGATTACATCCCGTAAGAACATCTAACAAAAGCTGGCTAAGAAAATCCTGCACTACTCGTGGAGTATCCGATCTTTTTAGGTCTAAGCCCATGGCCTTGACTTTTCCGGGACGATCATTAACGTCAAGTCTTGTGCCTTCCAAATCATAGATTAGTACAGCATAACGTTTCTTTTTAATAAACAGGCCTTTGCCGGCTACTAGTTCTCTACCGCCGCGAATAATTGATCCCATGTCTCTAGGGCAATTAAATGCACGATCCATAAACCCGGGAAAACTTTCGTTTACACTGTCTGCAATGGTATCATAAAGATTAACACAGATATCTTTGCTCCATGACATGGTACCGGAGTCGATTTCGTTTTTTAATATTGGGTAAGCCGAGAAATAAACAGAATCGGTGTTATGAACTAGCACATCATTGGCAAAATAAAATGGATCTTGATTTTCGATACTTATATCATACACATAGTCGTTAACTTCACCTAAGCATTTAATTGATTTTAATTTAGTTCTTTCAATATCCACTGGCAAACCTTTTTAATAATTAAATTTTTATCTTGTAAAAAATCAGATTCCCAAATTGTCAATGTTTTGAAACCTAAATTTTCTACAGTTTTTAATTTTAGCATATCACGGTGGCGTATTTCTAAAGCAGTTTTGCCTCTTATGATGGTACTATCTTTGTATACTTTAGGATTAGCATGCCAATAATCGCCGTTAAATTCTATTATACAATTTTTATGCTTAATGTCATAAACCACATAACTGTTTAACTCTTGGGACCATCGTCCATATGGATTTCGATTACTAGTATGGTCTAATATTCCAACTTTCATTTCTATTAGTGTAACAAATTCCTGTTCTAAATTGCTCCTAAAAAAATTCTTTTGTCTTGATATGATTATTTCTACTGCATCATTGACAGTAATGCCAAGTTTTTCGGCTAAAATTTGTGGGTTAGATACTGACTTTTGTTTATTAATTTGCAAATATTTTTTTAGTCCCACTTCCTGTCCGTACTTCTCGACGAAATACGCACGAGTATTTGTGTACCCTTGTCTTTCACAATAGTTTTGCCATTTCGCTATTCCTTCCGATTCTCCGTAACGCTTTATCATTTTTTCTAGCGTCTGTGACCTTGATTGATTATAGTAATCGAACTGCTCTTTAGACCACCCATGTTTTTCTTTTTTGTATTCAAAACTATTTGAATATGCTTGTTTCTCTTTATACAACTCCCACCTTTTTTTACCCTCTAAGTCTCCATATTTCTTAATAAGATTTTCTAAGGTAACAGCAGTAGATTTAGAAACAGATTCATCAACTAGCTTTTCTCCGGGATAAGCTAGTTGATATTCTGTACCATTATGAAATCTTCCTGTACAGTTATATCTAAAATGAGTCCATTGTAATCTTTTTGATTCAAAGCCGCATTCTTTACATTTAAGCATTATGGTAATACTCCTATCACCATAGTATTTAGCCTATAAGTGAAATAATTAAGTCACTATCTAATATTTCGGTTGGTCGAACTTCTATTAAAAACCCATCTCGATCAACCATAACGCTATGGTCTTCGGTAACTTTTACCTTTCTACCATTCTCAAATTCTAATTCATATATTTTCTTTTTAGTTTTATGCCGCATAACATATGAAATATTACTCATAATTGGCGAATCTTCGAACGCATTAAACCCTACAACTTTTGCCATTGATTGTGTGCCGTATTCTTTGTTTCCAATTATAGAATGATCAATGCACTGATTAAATAGATCTGCTATTGTGATTTCACCGCTGTCGGTTTTAATTTGTGTATCACCGGTAACACTGTCACCATATATAATAGCATCTCCTACATGATCATATTTGCCAGTTATGCACTCATTGACATGAGCATCCATATGTCTCGCAATCACTCTTCCGGTTAAAGTAGTTGACTGTCCAATCCGCTTATCAAAAAACCTACAACCAGGATTAAGAATAGCACCATATAATGAATTAAGGTTAATTTTTTTAACGAGTTGTCGTTTATCCCAGAAGGCACGATCTTCTGCAGTCTCTGCTTCCTTCTTTTTAGCCTGTAACTCCCGGCGTTCTGCATACCACCTCTCTAATAGTCCAGGCACAATACCTTTCGTGTCATATTTAAATATAGTTCCATTGGCACTTAAAATCCAGGGATTTCGACCATCAAAAATTAGATGGTAAACGTCTCTAGCAGACATAGTAGTCGGATCGCCAGTCTCCCAGTCTATGGTAATTTCACGACCTGGTTCTTGTTCCATTACCGCTGTATATTCTAAACTACCAAATAAGTTTTCCCAGGCATCAGCGAAACTGGCACCTGCTGCCATTTTCTCTGCTATGTAACGGTCTGTGTATGAGGGTCTGAGTTGTCCGACAATGGTTTCTGGCGCCATGTTAAGAGCGCGGATTGCCGACGGATACAGACTGTTGATGTCAATGGCACCGATGTATTCGTGCATACCTCTTTTGGGATAAGCAACATAGGCACCTGCCGCTTGTGTGTCACCATCTGAATGTCTCCTATTTTGAACTATTAAACCTTGTCTATGCGCTTCATTGATAATAGCCTGTTCTGTCACTGCTACAGCACCCATTGTGGTGGGCAACAGTACAGTATTATCGTGTGCTAATTCATTGGCTAAATCTAAAAATCGTAACTTTTTATCTAGTTTAGCCAATAACACAGTGTCTTGACGATTGTAGTCCACAAAAGTAGCAAAGTCTTTGTTATAAAGTTGATCTAGCGTACCTTCGTATTGTATTTTGCGTTCATCAAGTTCGTGTTCGCCGATAGCATCTAAGCTATAGCTATGACGTTCTTCATAGGTATATTTTCTGTATAGTTGCATATAGTCCATATGCACACGACCAATTAAGTCAAAGGTAATATGTTCCGCACCAAATCGTTCAAATGTACGTTGTTTAGGAAATTGATCCCAAAGACAAAACCGACGAGTATCATCTTTACTCAAAATACGATTGGTACGCATGACCATATACGGAATATCAAATCCTTCTGAATTCCAACCACTTAGTATGTCGGCATCGTCGATCAAATCCAAAAAAGTCTTAACTAGTTCTTCTTCATTGGGCATGAGAAAACAGTTGTCAAATTTGGCTACTATTTCTTCTGCACTAGCCCAAGACATACTTTTCGGAGGAACGACCAATGTAACCAGTCGATCTAGCCAATCCATATAAAGACTGATTGCTGTAATAGGATTAAATGGATCTTCGGGTCGACTAAAGCCACGTACCGGATCAAAGTCTACCTCAATGTCGAAAAATACCGTATGTAAACGTGGAGCTGATTGTCCTAAGTAATTTTCTTCTAAGCATCGATTAACTGGCTTGACATCACTTTCCCATAATCTCTTAGTACTGTGTACTTTAAGTTCTCTAGTATATTCTTTATAATTTCTAGTACTAAACCTACTGACCGAAGTTCCGTAGATAGTTCTAAATTTTCCTCGAGGATCGTCGTAGTAAAATACATAGTTGGCCGGATATTCGCGATAGACTCGTTCACCGTTGACACGTTCTACCACATAGATACGGTTGTCGTCTCTACTGAATAAAGCGTCGACATAACTCATAGAGTGCGGCCTACAGTCTCCAAAATTGTATTGAGCTCTTCGTTGTCTTTGTTTGTTTCGCCTAACTTACTCTTAGCAGCAATACGAATTGCCTTTTTTAACAAAGCAGGCTTAATTTCCATTTCTTCTGCTACTGCTTTGATTGTGTCGCTCAAACCAGCATTGAGATCTTCAATTTCGGTCATTACTTGAATGCCTTCGTTGATAATTTGTGTGAGTTTGGCTTTTTGTTCGGCACTAAACATACGGTCGCTCATGGGAACTCCTTGATTAAAAAATATTAGTATACTTGATTGCTTGGTAAATTACAAGAGGTGTTAGTGCTCACTTTAGCCGACCCAGGGTGGTAGCGGAGGTTGGGTCTACAGGGCAGCAGCCGCCCGACGCCTTAGGCATAGCGCAAACTATGACGGTCCTAAGGAATTATTCATACATAACATTGTTGGTATCACCTAATGCCCATTTGGGATCAGTCTCTACTCTATATTTAACCTGACAGACTTGGAAGTCAGGAAATTTTAATTCTCGTGGATTACTTGCTGCATCTAAAAAGATACAACGATTATTTGGTTGTGCAGCATATTGACCATTGGCCATTTGTATGATATTGAAACTCTTATGATCTTCAGGCCATTCACTGTAAGTAGTATCTAATACATTGCTATCGGGACAAGCGTTGTCAATGGTAAACAAATATTCACCCGGATAAAATTTTCGATCCTTAGCATAGAATCGACAACTAAGGTTTGATAGAAACGCTTTTTGTACAACAGCCATATTATGACTAAAACAATCCCATATTTGTAAGTAGTCTAAGGGCAAAAAGTTTTTGGTATCAAGGTTGTCTGTTCTGCTGACATAAGCACTGATTGGTAGTTTATCGTAAAGAGCGCCATATTCGGGTAAGTAGCTTTCTATGCGTAAGGCTTGTCCACGCAGGCTTTTGGCAGTGACCCAAATACAAGGTTCGTATTCACCATGACCACGTTCAAAATTATAAAGGTATTCTCGCCTAACCCAACAATGTATAGGCGGGAGATTACAAACTAAAAAACTCATTAATTATTACTTAGTATTATATGTTGGTCTTGACAGTCACTGCAAGTGCATTTAAGACAGTTACATCCATCGGTGGAACATTCTCTACCACAGTGATGGAAACAACCACAATCGCAGTTATGTTGTAATCTATGATAGGTTTGCAGATCGTCGTTGTCCATTTATTCACCCATGGGGATACGAACTACATTACTAATTGGTGTACGTAACAGTTGATTGTTGCTGTCTCTAAAATAGACAGCTAGTTCCCCAAAAGGTCTATATAGTTCTACGCTTTCAACTATTCCACGTTGACTCATGTTTACAGTTCGTATACGATCGCCGGCCTGTATTTCTTCACCGACTAAACGTCGACCAACCGGTGGGCGGTCCTTGCCTCGAAAATGGCCTGTAAACTTAGGACCTGGGCCATCTTCGTTTTTAGGTTTTTTTCCAGCCTTTTTCATTGCAATAGCAATGGCCGCCTGTTGTGCAGGTGTGGCTGCTTCCTTTACTATATCACTTAATTTCATAAATTTATTTACCTAAATAAAGTGCAAATAATCCAAGAATAAAATAAGCTGTCAGAGACGCTGTTATTCCTATGTAATATGCAATGGCCAAAAGCAAAAATAGTAGACTAAAATGATAAACGTGTATGTACCAAGGCATCACAGACTCAAGTTGGCATCTTGTTGATCTTTAATAGCCTTACTTAACTTATCTAAATATCCTAAGTTACGAAGTATCTTATAACTAATATTTTCAACGCTATATTCGCCGTCGGCATCTAGACCATTCTGTCTCATTTTTCTGAGTTTATGAAGTAATCTGCGTATATCGTTTGGTTCGTCGGCGGAGTGTATTGTTTTTTGAATGCGTAAAATAATGTCACTTACTTTATGATTCACAGCTTGATCATCGATACTAGGCGGTTCATAAGTCGGTTCTTTGACCCAAGAATCATCTAATAGACTATATATACCTCCGGCAATAGGAGGTTCGTCGATATCTTCCACATATAATTCTACTTCATGACCACGCACGATTACATCATGATCGTCATTCCATATCTTCTTTTTAGCTTGGTAAAATGCTTCAGCCAGATCGTCACAGTCTAAATCACGGTATCTTGTCACTACATGTACGTCAAAGTCGCTGAATTTTGTATAGTTAAAGTTAGCCATGCTGCCAGTTAGTATAACATCTAATAATTTAAAATTGGGAATTTCTAGATAATCAATGAACTGCTGTGCCGATTGTAGCAATTTATACCTAACTTCTGATCTAAGATTAACGCCACGAAATGCTTCTGGAGCTAGTGTCTTATTATAGGCGATGTTTTGATCTAAGTAATTGTGCATTCTTGGGCCAACTTAAATTGTATTATTTTTTGGTACTCGTATTTCCAGTAAGGCCTGAGTCTTATATGACCTTTTGGTATTTTTCCATCAATTAATTGGTTTCTTACTACATTTTCTGCTTCGTCACTGATATTTAGTTGCGTCCCCCAACCACTGCCATGATAGCAATTTGCTGTCCCCCACCTATATATGTAAGTAAGTTGTTCGGCTGATAAAGTTTGAGTGTACGATCCTACAACATTTTGTAATCTGCCCATTAACCCGATATCTAGTGTACAATTATCTATTTCTGGATATTTACCAGCAAGTTCAAATAATTCTTTGGTAAAAACATGAGTAGCATGATAATAATTTCCAGTATAGATAAATTGTTGACTGGTTTCTTCATACCAGGCATTACCGGTGTGGAATACTCCATTATTCATAAGTTTAACAGCAGTAGATAAATGATTTGACAAGTATATGTCATCGTCTTCCCAACAAGCCACTATTGAAAATTTACAATAATCTATATTGGTATTAAATTTTCTACCCAATGGTTTTATTCTTTGACTGAGATTAATTATTCTAACTTCAGGATGTCTAAATTCTAATTCTTGATCGACACAGTCGTTTAAGATAACAAGTTCCTTGGGACCTGGGTAATCCTGACGCAAAAATGATTCTAATACCTCTTCTAATGTATGAACTCGACCATATGTGCTACAATAACAACTTACTCCTGGATAATTCATTTATTCTTTCCTGACTTCATGTTGGCGCACCAATGATACATTTTTCCCCGTTCGCCACCGTACTTTTTGGCTCGAGAACGTAAATCGGTGACTGACCCTTTACAACTAGCTCCGGCCCGTTTAACTCGCCCGGGTCTACTCTTTCCCTTTACCTTGCCATCAGCAAAGTTTTCTGTTATAAATTCCCAGGCTCTCATCGCATGTACTTTAAGTAATATTTGAAGTTTTCGTGACGATCTTCAATGCCAGCAAGTCCAGCATTGATACGCTTCGTTACGGCCACAGTATTGGCAAAATCCATTACACCAGGGCGTACTCGCTCAAACCAATACCATATAGCAATTTCTGCTGCTATGTCTGGTCTCGCTGCTAGGTCAGGATTCTTCAATAAGTCAATGCCCAGTGCTTGACTAGCAGCACGATAGTTATCACGCCCGGTCAATTGTATGAACCCACGACCCTTAAAACGCTCGCCGTCTCCGGCTCGAACATTGCCTAGTTTTTGGGCAGTGCGTGGTGCGTGTTTGGGATCATACCGCTTAAAGTAATCTTTGCCCTGCGGAACTTCTTTCATCTTCCTAAAGTCCCAACTCTCATGTTCCATTTGTGCTAGAAACTGTGCTAGTTCGATGCCTTTGATACCAGACTTTTGTGCTCGTTGTGCAAGTTGATTGGCTTTGGGGTTTTCTAATTTAATAGTTTTATTTTTTACCGTAGGTTTTTCTATAGGCGGTAATTGTTTTGCCACTGGCTTTTCTGGTTCTGCTTGTTTAACAACAGGAGCAGCCTTACCTTGTGGCACTGGTGCAGGAGCAGTTTGTGGACGCTGCGCTGGTGCTACTTGTGCAGGAGGTATATCATAAGCAGGCTGTGGTTTTTCATAGCCGGCTTTATGAGCATATCCTGTGGCCATAGCAGCAGCACCTAGGCCGGTGGCAAACCATTTAGGCCAGTCTTCTTCAAGTTCAATACCTTCGCTGAAGTAGCCCATTACTGTAGCTAAACCAGTTCTAATCTTTTCACGGTCGGCTTCTGCTCTGGCAATGGCAGCAGGTGTAGCGGCCTTGTCGCGTTTGGCACTGGCCATCTCTGCTTCCGACTCGGCACGATATTGTTGTACAAACTTGGTAATAAAATCATCTGCGCTGCTGTAATTGGCTAGATCACCTTGTCCAAATAATCCATTGGCTTCAGCACTGGCGGCGAAACCTTTTACACCACGCACCAGTCGCTGTATGCGTACATCGTCGATGTCTGTACCTGAGTTTTGTGCCAACATAGGATCAATTTTTACACGCTTGACACCTTGTCTAGCAGCAATCCAACGCAGTATGTCTACGATATAAGTTTTAGGATTGCTACTGATAGTGTTGATCTCAACACCCTTTTGTTTGCTAAATGGTACTCGCTCACCATTGACGCTCTTATATTGCACACCAGCATGTTGTATACTCATACCCAGCATTTCGCCAAACACACTGAACATTTTGCCAAACAACAAACCTTTTACTC